TCTCCGGCGGTCATTTCAGCGGCGCCCCTTGGGGGTCACCCCCCTGGGGTGGGGGGTGCCTTCGGGGGCGGTCAGCGGCGGTGACCTCGGTGCTTGGTGGCCTTGCCACCGGCCCTGCGGTTGCAGGCTGCGTGTTCGGGGCCGGTCCATGTGGTGCGGTCGTCTGTGTGGCCGAGGTCCCATGGTGTGCCGGCGAGGATGGGCTTGCCGCATCGTGCGCAGCGGACGGCACCTGTTGCGACCTGGGGTGCCCACTGCTTGCGTAGTGCGTCGTGCGTGGCGTCGTAGCCGCGCTGTGTCCTGCTGCCTCGTGCTTGCTCGTGTTGTGTGGCGTGGGTGGGGCAGCGGCGTTGGCCTGGGGGTAGTAGTTCTGGGCAGCCTGCTGTTGGGCAGGGCTTACGTGGTGCGTGCGGCATCCGTGTCAGTTCGGGACTCGGAAGCCCCGAAGCCAGAGCGCGATGCGCATCCAAAGCGTGGGGCGTGCGGCGCAGGGACCGGGGTGCATGACACCGCGGGTGCAGTGCCAGCCACGCGGTGGTCGCTTGCATTCCATGGGCCTACTCCTTTGAGTCGTGATGTGGGTGGGCGTGCGCCCGCAGGATGGGCGTGGCAGGTAAGTGTTGCCCGTCCTTCGTTGGGTTAGCGCCTGACGTTGACGGGCGCACGCTTGGTCCCTCGTCTCCCGACGATGTCCACCTATACAGGTGGGACCGTGTTGGTCCCGTGGGCCGTGAGGAATCGAACCTGCCCGCTCGGCGATCAACCCGAGGGTGCAACCATGCCAGCCCCGTGAAGTGCAGCAACCCTCGATCTGCTGGGGGATGATCGAGGGTTGCTGCTGCCTGCCGCTCATGTTCGGCTGGCTATTCAGTTGTGTGGTCGGGCCCTGATTTTGGCAAGGCGCGGCGTGCTTCTAAGTGTACACCTGTGGATAACTGGATATGTCGTGTGGCTAACTTGCGTGTCGCATTGGCGTAGTGGCGTGGTCGATCTGTTTGGCTAGCCATTCCCATTCGTGCTGTGGCCAGATGGGAAGGTTGCGGTGCCAGCTTCCGCAGCCTGCCTGGTCTGGTTCGCAGACGCCGGACTCGCAGCGGATGACGGGCTGGGTGCTGTGCTCGGGCCCGATGGTGCGGACGTACAGGGTGCGTTGGTTGCACCATGGGCAGTCTGCCTTGAGCAGCTGGCCGTCGCTGATCTCGCTGAAGTGGTGGGCGAGGCTGGCCCGGAGCTTGGATGCCTCCTCGTCGATGTCCATGACGATGTCCGGGTCGGTGTCGTCGAGGTGGTTGCGGATGTAGTTGATGAGCAGGAGCGGGTCGTCGTAGCGGTGGGTTGCCGTGCGGATGAGCATGGCGTGGTGGCCGAGGTGGGTGGCGACGCGGCGCGCGAGCTTGGCCATGGTCTTGGTCAGGTCGATGGCCTTGTCGAGGGTGTCGAGGTGGATGGGTGCCGGTGACTCGCCGAGGGTGAAGGCGCCGCGTTCCAGTTTCTCGATGCGGGCCTCGGCGTCGAGCCGGGACCGCTGCTCCTCGGTCAGGGTGGGTTCGCGCCAGGGGCGGGCTGTGCCGCGGTGGAGTGCGGCGCGGAGGTCTGACCAGCGGGCGTAGATCCAGTCGAGGTTCTCTTCGACAGTGATCATTCGTCTTCCTCGATTTCGACGGTGGCGACGGCGTACCGTTCGCGCCGGCCGACTTCCTGGGTTCTGCGGGTAAGTGAGACTGCGTGCACTTCGGCGTCCTCGACGTCGTCGTACAGGTCCGGTGCCTGGAACGCGATCGACGGACGTCCTGATGCCTGGTTGAACTCGATGACGACGTATCCGATGGTGCTCATTCGGCCACCTCATAGGTGGCAGCGAAGATGTCTGGCTTGCATGGGTAGAACTCGCCGTTCACGCCCTTGATGATCCAGTCGCCGAGGCTGGCCTTCATCACGCCTTCGAGCGTCGGGATGTCGATCCACTCGGCAACATCGGTCGGGTCACTCGCCTTGGCCTCGAAGTTCTCACGGCCGCCACACCACTTCGCGATTGGACCTCCGTTTCCACGGTCGTACTTGACTGCCTCGATGACTACGGGCTTCTTACGGAACTTCTGGACGTCGCTCATGCTGCTTGGCCTTCCTGGTTGTTCTTGGTGGTTTCGTAGTGGTCTCGGGTGCCGGTGAGGAGTGCGACGAGTTCGCCGAGGGTGAGGGTGACCCACTGATCTTCGGGCCGGCCTTTGCCGACGCGTTTGTGGACGATGATCCCGGCGAGGGCGTCGTCGTTGCCGCGTTCGGTCTCTGCCTCGGTGGCCCAGCCGCCGAGGGCGATCTTGGAGGTGTTCTTGCATTCGATGACTACGCGGTGACCCATGTGGCGGAGGCCTGCGATGTCGCCGCGGTCTTTGGTGCCGTTTTTGACGCGCCGGTCGATGCGGTCGTCGACGTGGGTGGCGAGGTAGTCGGCGACGAGGCGTTCGAAGCTGGATCCGGCTTTCTTGGCTGTTGCCCTGGTGCGGGTCACTTGGCAGCCTCCTTGTGGCTATATGCGTGTTCGGTGGATTCAGGAGTACCTTCGGCCTTGATCCTGAAAGTGACGCTGTCGTCCTCGCTAGGCGGGAAGATCGGCGTGACGGTGACATTGAAGGTGAGCGTCTCCTCGCAGCCAGGGAACGGGCAAGGCATCTGGGCTGGCCTAGAAGTCTGGTTCATGGTTGGTTGTCTCCTTGGTTGCTGGTTGCGGGATGAAGCCTGGGAAGCGTGCGCCGCATAGGTGGGCGGGGATGATGGTTTTGCCGTGGTGGTTGGGTGGTCGTGGGCCGTACTTGTGGGCGCCGTCGCGGTCGCTGAGTTCGTAGCTGGTGCCGCGGGGCTTGAGTGTGAAGGTGGGGCGGCCGGTGATGATGCACGCGAGCTCCTGCTGCTCGGAGAGCGGCGTGGGGTCTGCGGTGACCATGCCGGCGCAGAGGTCGGCGTCCATGCCGTGGAGGGTGAGCTGGTCGCAGCCTGGGCAGCGCTGCCAGCGTGCGGCTCGGAATCCGCCGGTCTTGGCTTCGAGGAGCTGCTTGAGCCACTCGTCCTGCCCTGGCTTCTTCGAGACGGTTTTGGTGGGTGCGGGGAAAAGTGCGGTCTGCTTCACTTCGAGGCCTGCCGAACCCGAGTGACGTTAGTGACACAAGTTTTGATAAGTCGGACCGCGAGTGCGTGCGTACGCGGTGAAACTGATAGTTGTAAAGTTGTGTCACTCGTGTCACTAGTAAGCATGCTGATGACATGAGTGACATAAGTTTCGTCGCTTGCCCTACGCGTGCGCGCACGTAGGCTATCCGACGAAAGTTGTGTCACTAATGTCACTCGGGGCAGTGACATAACTTTTGGAGTTGTGTCACTCAGGGCCACTTGGGGGCTGTGGGCGCCTCGATTTGGGCGTGCGTTACCCAGGGTCGGCCGTGTGGCGTGGAGGTGGGCGTGGGTCATTACCAGCCGCCTCGGTCGCCGTCGTGGTCGTCCTGTTCGGTCTGTGCGGAGAGCAGGGTGATCCCGCCATACCTTCTGGCGCCGCCGGTTCCGCGGGGCGCCTGGGCGCCTGTGAGGACGCCGTGTCGTCTGATCTGGGACTGGAAGGCGCGGCCCCTGAGGGCGGTTTCGCCGTTGTCGAGGCACCAGCGTTCGTAGGCGGCCCGGATGGCTGAGACGTCGGTAGCGAGGTGCGCCGCAGCAGTTCCTGGGTGGAGTGTGCATTCCTCCTCGATGAACCTGCCGACGGTGTCTACGGAGTGGGCGTAGTCCTCGGTGGCTGCCTTGACGCCGGCTGGTTCCTGCAGGCCTTTGGCGGCGTACTCGGCCGCTCCCCGGGCTATCCATGCCAGCACGGCGGGGCCGTGGTCGCGGGCGAGGATGCCTTGCAGGTCCTCGATCATCTGTGAATCCGGAACCGTGTGAGTGAACGGAATCAGCCGCAATCGTCTCCAGAAGGAGTGGCCGCCGGATTCGACGGCGGGCTGGTGGTTGCCCATGAGCCAGAGCTGGTGGGTGGGTTTGAACGTGAAGTCGTCCTGGCGCATGAACCGGGCCGTGAGGGTGTCGCCGCCGGCGAGGGCTTTGACTTTCGCTTCGTCGAACTTGTCGTCCTCGTTGACTTCCGAGCAGATCACCATGCGCTGCCCTGCCAGGCGTGCGATCTCGGTGGTGTGGGGTGCGTAGTTGGAGGCCATGAGGAAGCCGTTGGGGCTGGTGGTGGCGTAGTCGCCGAGGACGCCTTTGATGGCTTCGAGGAACACGCCTTTGCCGTTGCCGCCGCCGCCGTAGGCGAAGGGCAGGATGTGTTCGCGGACCTCGCCGACTGCGGAGTATCCGACGAGGCGTTGCATGTAGGCGATGAGTCCTTCGCCTTCGGGGAAGGTCTGGTTCAGGAAGGTTTGCCAGAGGGTGGTGTCGGCGTTGAAGTCGGGGGCGCAGGCGGTGATGCGGGTGTGGAGTTTGGTCGGGTCTGGTGGGGTGAGTTGGCCGGTGCGGAGGTCGATGATGCCGCCGGGGGTGTTGAGTTCCCAGGGGTGGGCGTCGAGCTGGTCGATGGTGACGGTGATGCGCGGGTCGGTTTGGGCTTGGATGAGCATGTCGGAGGTGCCTTTGGCGGACAGGGCGCGGCGCTTGTGGTTCTGCGCTTCGGTGCCGGCGTCGGGGAGGGCGCGGGCGATGGCCTTGGCGTATTCGCGGGCCGCTCCCCCGGTGCCGTGCTGCCATTCCCAGGCGTTGCCGTTCCAGGCGAGCCAGCGGCCGCGTTCGGAGCAGTAGCGGAGCCGGTCACCGTACTGGTCGATGAGCGCCTGGGCGTTGCCGTCGTCGGAGCGCTGCAGGGTGACGGACGGTGCGCGGTGGTCGTCGATGTCGTGGACGGTGGCGAGCGCAGCTGTCCCGGCCGTCATCTGCTGGACGTGGGGCGTCAGGTCGGACTGCGGCAACGGGGCCGGGGTCACGGTCGGTACGGAGTGGAGTTTGCCGGGCAGCGGGACGCGGACGGGCCGCTGCGGTTCGGAGCCGTGGCCTTTCTTGCGGAGCTCGGACGCGGCGGCAGCGTGGTCACCGCGGTGGTGCAGGAGCGCGTAGGCACCGAACTTGGTGTACGGGGTTTCCTGTTCGAACTCGGTGGATGAGGTGAAGACGTAGAGGCGGTCGCGGTCCTCGGCGTTGCCAGTGGTCGCTGACATGCCGAGGGTCTTGCCGGGCCGGCGCCAGTAGGTGGTGCGGCCGGAGGTGAATAGCTTGGTCCACCCTGCGGGCTGCAGGATGTCCGCCCAGGTGGTCTTGTTTTCGAAGTCGTCGCCGGGGGTGGTTCCCTCGAGCGGGTCGCGCTGGGTGGTGGTGACGGAGAAGGCCTGCTGGGTGACCTCGGGGGTGTATTCGTTGAGGGTGCCGAGGAGGGCGTGGAAGGCTTCGCGTTCGTCCGGTGTGATGGTGGGGATGGTGGACGGGCCGCCGGCCACGCGGACCCAGGGCTTCCCGGACGGGTGGACTGTCCCGGCTGAGGGGGCGACGACGACGAAGCCGCCCTCGGACCGGGTCTCGGCCAATGTCTCCTTGTTGGCTGCTTTGGCGAGCTTGGTGTTGCCGGGGAACTTGAAGCCTTCGGGGTAGCTGATCTTGTAGAACCAGTGCCAGCCGCCGGAGGGCGACTGTTCCAGCCAGCCGGCGCAGAGGCGGGCCCAGAGGTCACCGAGGCCGGTGTCGGTGGCGAGCTGAGCGATTTCGGGGAGCCGGTCGGCGCCGCGGCCTTCGACCTCAGACATTTCGAGGTTGCCGGAGATGGTGCCGGTGATGATGCCGATGCCCTGGTTGCCCTGGGCGAACCATTCGTGGAGTTTGGTGGTGGATGCGCGGAGGGTCTGGTATTCCTTCCAGCCGCCGGCGGGTCGTTTGGTGCCGTCGGTCATGACGGGGACGACGGAGAGGCCGGCGGCGGCGAGTTCCTTGGCGGCTTCGAGGGTGCTCAACGGGCGGTGTCCTTACGGGTGTGGTGGTTGTTCTGGGTTTGTGCAGGCGCATCGTTGGGCTGCTCCGTCGTCGGTGTAGACGATGCCGCCGCAGGGCGGCCACTCACCGTGGTGGGTGCCGTGGTGGTGGCCGCAGCCTGGGCAGCGCTTCACTCGGTTTTCCGCTGGAGGCCGGACCGTGCGGGGATGTTCGCGTTGCAGTTCGGGTGAAGGTCGGACGCCCCGATCAGTTCGGCGCCTTCTTCGGCGTCGTTGGCGAAGCAGTCGAGCTTGTCCAGGACGGCTTGGGCTTCCTTGATGGCTTCGCGGAGCTCGTCGGCGGCGACGCTGGCCATGTCGCGGAGCCGGTACATGACGTCGATGATGTCGCTCATGCTGTTGCCTCGATTGCGTTGGTGATGATCTGGATGGTTTGGGTGGCGGCGGCGGCGCGGGCTGCCTCGGCTTCGAGGGCAGCTGCTTCGCGGGCGCGGAGGATGTCGTAGTCCATGTGGATCGAGCGGCTCATGCTGTGGCCTCGATCCTGCGCGGCGCGCAAGTGAAGAACGCGGGCTGCACGACTGGCTCAAACGGGACAACCAGCCACCGGCCGCCATAGAACTCGACGTAGGAGTCAGGGGTGCAGGTGGCGAACGCTTCCTCACGGGTCATGAGTGGGCCTCGGGTTCGTGTATGACGGTGACCGGCAGTTCGATGTCGGCGCTTCGGAAGTAGTGCTGTTCGTTGAAGATGACCCACCATGCGATGCCGTGCCGGGACGCTTCGACTTGGTAGAACCGGTACTCGGTTTGGACGATGGTCCCTTCGGGGAGGGCGTCGAGTTCCTCGGCGTTGGTGATGGTGCGGGGCTTCCGGTAGCCGGCGGCGAGGATGGCTTCGGAGGCCTTCTGGGTGACTCGTTCGCGACACCGGACGGCTTCAGAGTCAACCTCGCCAGCGCCGCGGCCCGGCCCGATCCATCCGTCGAGACCGACGGCGTTGCCGTCATCCCAAACTTCTTCCAGCTTCTCGATGAGTTCGTAGCTCATGCTGTTGCCTCCAGGGCTGTGGTGATGAGGTGTTTGGCGAACGCGGCCCGGACCTTGTCGTCCGTCGCGATGTATTCGGGGTTGTTGGGCTGGTAGTAGGTTTCGACTTGCCATGTGCAGCCGGTGCAGGCGTGGACCATGAGGTCGCCGTCCGGGTAGCTGTACAGGGCGTGGGAGTGGACGTGGTCCGGGGCGGCGGTCAGTGGAACGTCCGTTTCCCAGCCTCGGCCGCAGCGGCACCCGGTGAGGAACTTGCGGATGTTGCCGGTGCTGATGGCCTTGCTCATCGTGCTGGCCTTGTGGCTGCCTGGTGGCAGGACTGGCAGAGGCCCTTGCGCTGCCGGAGGGTGGTGCCGGGGTGGTCGGAGGCCTTCGTGCCGGCGGGGCGCATGGGTCGCTTGCACCGTTCGCAGGTGCCGGCGTCTTTAGCGACGGCGACGGTCTTGGGCCGCTCGAATACTTCGAACTTGGGGGCAGCGGGTGCCGGCGTGGGTGCCGGGGCCGGCAGTGGGTGCGGGCGGCTGGTCGGTGCGGGATCGACCTTCACGCCGAGCTTGATCTGCGCGGCGCGGCGTGCCCAGGGGATGCTGGCATAGGTGGCGTTGACGCGTTTGGGCTTTGCGTTCTCTCGAATGATGAGGTCGATGACCCAGCCGTCGAGGGTTGCGTGGCGGCTGACCTTTGCGCGCGGATACTTCTTGACGGTGGTGCTCATCGTGCTTTGTCTCCGTTCGATTCTTCAGATGCCCGGAGAGCTCGGGCTTGCTGGACGGTGGCGGGAATCTTGCCTTCGAGTTCGCCGGCTTCTTCGCCCCAGGGCTGGCCGGGCATGTTGTGTGTTTCGCAGGGGCGGGTGGCGGCCCAGCCGTGGTTGCGGCAGGCGACGTCAGACCCTTCCCGGTCGCCGCAGCTGCAGCAGTAGCAGTTGGTGCGCTCGCATTCCACCCACGGGGTGGCCGTGACGGTGCGGGAGTTCTTGTGCCCGGGCCATTCCTGGTACTCGGTCCACGTCTGCAGGCCGGTCTCCGGGTCGGTTGTGACCGGACCCTTGCTGTAGGTCTCGTAGATGCCCATGGTCAGTTGCCTGCTTCCTGGAACTGGGCTTCGCTGAGGTGGCCGGCGTAGATGCGGGTGTAGCGGCGGGCCTTGACGATGACGTCGTCGAGCATCTTGGCCAGGAGTGCGGGTTTGGCGTGGCGGGTGATCTGGTCCGAGAGGAGCTTGGCGGAGTCGGAGGCCTCCCGGCGGGCGTCGAGGACTTCGCCCAGGGAGTGCTTCAGGGTGCGGTCCTGGACGTTGCGGACTTCGTCGGGCTTGGCCCACCGGTTGGTGTAGCCGTCGCCGCCGACCTTGGACAGGTGGAAAGTTCCGCCTTCCTCGACTTTGACGATTTCCCAGCGGGTCTTGCCGGAGCCGACGGTGCAGGTGCTGCCAAGGATCGGGGTGGGTGTTTCGGTTGTCATGGTTTCTCCTGCGGGTTGTGGGATTGCTGTGGGGGTGGTTTGGTGGGCCTGCCCGGATTCGAACCGGGCCCCGGTGCTTACTTCCGCAGGGGGAAATTGGTTTCAGCGGTGGGTTGCCTATCAGGCCCTTGGCCGGCACAGCCCCAGACGCGCGGGTCGGGTAACGAGGCTGTACCAGTCATGGAGCTTGGATTACTGGTTGGTGAGGTACAGGTAGTCGTTCTCTTCGGCGTAGGCCCGGATGCCGCCAGCTACTTCCTTGAAGGCGTCCTCGCGGATCTTCGCCGCCTCCTGGAGCTTGAAGCCGAGGGCCAGTTGCGAGCCCTGCAGCCGGTAGCGGAAGTGCGCCGTGACCTTGTATGCCTCGCCGCCGTCGAACGGGCGCAGGGCGATACTGATGGTGGAGGGAATACTGAGCTGGCCTGCGGCGCCCGCGGTCGCGTTGGTGGTTTCGCGATACCCGAACTGGACGTTGCCGTCGGAGAGGCGAGTGCCGGATTCGAAGTCCACGCCGCGCTTCACCTGCAGGGACTGGGCGATTTCGAGGATCTCGGCGGAAGAGGGTTCGACGATGTTCTGGGCATTGTCCTCGATGAACTCGGCGAAGTCCGTCTGGCTCATGAGGACACCGGACTTGGCCGTCCACTTCTTCCACTCGTCGCTGGCCTTGAGGTTGAGGCGGACGCTGTGGTCTCCCCAGCCTGCCTGGTCGACGGTGCCGGCGTTGATGATGACGTTGAACCAGGCCTCGGTGGCGGATGCGTGGATCTCGGTTTCGAAGCCGATGCCATGCTTGTCCAGGTACGCCTCCAGTGATGCAGCGTCGCTGACGTTGACGTGGGTATCAGCCTTGCGGCGGGGGCGGGGTGCGAAGTCGTCGGTGTCGATCTGACGGACGCCTCCGTCGCCATGCGCGACCAGGTAGACGGTGCCGGGCTTCAGCTCGGTGGGTGCTGCGGTCTGGCGGCCGAGGGAGGCGACGGTCGCGGCTTCGGTGTCGGGTGCGGTCAGGTTCGTGATGGGGTCGTAGTTCGGTGCCATTGGGTTAGTTCACTTCTTTCAGTCGGACGGGTTCGGTGGGGGCGGAGACGTCGCGGAGGCCTTCGAGTTCGGGCTGGTTCGGGTCGGAGCGTGTGAGGTTGCCGGCCTGGTCTTTGAAGTAGATGCGGGTGCCTCGGTCGTGGGCTGGTGCCTTGACGGTGACGTTGTCGCTGATGCGGAAGATGCCGGCGGCTTTCTTGTCCGGGTCGACCTTGATGGTGAGGGTCACGGACCCGGCTTTTCCGGTTTCTTCGACGGCGGCGATGACCTTGTGCAGGCCTTCGGTGAGTTCTTCGTGGGCCCTGCCCTGTTGGGCGAGGAAGTCCGCGAATGGGCGGGCGTGCTGATCGGTCATTGCTCTTCCCTTATGAGTAGTGGGTTTCGGGCGAATGGGTTGGGTGCTGCTGGTGGTGGCTGTGGCGTCCAGGACGGGGGCGGTGGTGGCTGGTAGGCGATTGCTGCCGCCTGCTCGTGCCACTGCCGCTGCGTGAGCGGGAGCGCCAGGTGCGGGCCCGTCACAGAGGTGCGGGATCCGGTGCGGGCTGCTCCGGCAGCTTCTTGACCGAGGGCATCCGCACGGAGGTGAAGTTTCTGGCGAGCGACGCATCCCGGTAGCCCAGTTCAATCAGGCCTGCTTCGGCCAGCGCACTCAGCAGGGCCTTATACGTCGACCAAGGCATCTCCTTGTCGATGTACAGGTGATGGTGCCCGGGCGTGCTGGACGGCAACAGCGCTGCCGGGAAGTCCAAGTCGATGATCGGCCGGTGCAGCGGCTCTTCCTTCAGCCAGCTGTAGGGACCTCCCCTTCCGGTTTTCCCGGTGGCGGAGAGTACAACTTCGGCCTCGGCGGGGTCGTCAACCAGTTCGGTGTCGGCGTCGTAATCACCTTCCGTGGCGACGTGCTTCACTTCCTGGTCAGTTAGGTCGCCGTCGTCGGTATAGACAGGTTCGGTGCGGCGCGCGAGCTTGCCCAACTGGTGGTTGCGGGCGAACTCGGGGAGCTCATCTCTTGTCGGCATCTGCTATTCGTCCTCTTCCTCAGCTGCGGCGATGGCAGCGTCAGTGGCGGCTTCGATTTGCCCGGCGACGCCCGGGTCGTTGAGGTATTCAGCGAGTCCTTCGAAGACCGCGCCCAGGTCTTCGAGCTTGGCGCCGCCTCCGGCCTCGATGAAGAAGGTCAGTTCGCCGTCATCTTCGGAGGGCTCGGGCCGGATGATGACGTAAGGGGTGAGGCCGAAGACCTGCTGCGTGATGACGAGCCGTCGCCGCTGCTTCAGTTCAAGGCGGATGTTCTGGTCGGTCTCTTCGGTCTGGACTGTCTCGGTCATTGCTGGTTCCTTGCTGTGAGGTTTGGATCTGGTGAGTAGGTGCCCGGCCGGCTGCTTGACCGGGCACCGGGTGGTGCTAGGAGACGGCGCGGATAGCTGCGATGGCCGGGGCCGGGGCGCCGGTGGTGGACTGGATCGTGGCGTCGTCCATGCCCTGGGCGATGAGTGCCTGGATCTGGGCTGCGTCCACTCCCCCGCCCTGCTGCGGCGCCTGCTGCTGGACCGGCGGCTGCTGGTACTGCTGCACCGGGGCCTGCTGGGCGGGCTGCTGGTACCCCTGCTGCGGGGCCACCTCACCGGTGCTGGTGTTGACCTGCACCGGCGGCTGGTACTGCTGCACCGGGGCCTGCTGGACCGGCGGCTGAGCCCAAGCCGGCGGTGCAGCCTGCTGCTGGACCGGCGGCTGCTGGTACTGCTGCACCGGGGCCTGCTGCTGGATGGGGGCCGGCGGCGCCGGGTTCCACTGGTTGTACTGCTCCTGTGACGCTGCCGCCGGCGCCTGCTGTACAGGGCTGGGGGTGTGCGGGTTTTGCTGCAGGTAGGACATGGCCAGGGACGCGTCTGCGTCGGTGTAGTCGGCGAGGTTCCAAGTTGTCTTGCCACCCTGGAGCTGTACCTGGATGATCCTGCCGAGCGCCGGGTTCGGGTCGCCCAGGTAGGACTGGAGGTTGTTCCGGAGACCGGCGGAGAAAAGGAGAGTGTTCGAGAATTTCGCTCCGGCGCCGGGTCCGTCGAGCACGACTATGTCGCAGGCGATTGCATCTGATGCGCCGGTGGGGGTGGTGACGTTATACCGCATGTCGCGAGGCCAAACGAGGATGAGCTCGTTTGCGTGCTCTGCGGGCTTGAAGACGTCGCCGCCACCGGTCTGAGGACGGTTGAACATTTGGTTTCCTTTACTTTGTGGGGGTCATTGAAAATTTGCGGATCGGGGCTACTTTGGCGACAGCCGCCAGTTGGCGCTGCTGCGGAGCGCACCAAGCGCAGTAGCGGTCGTCGCACAGTGGGTAGAGGCTCAATGCCTGCTCTAGGCCGATGGCTTTGAGCAGGCCATCAAGCTGGTTCATGCGGAATAGGGCGTCGAGGGCCACTTGGGCGTTGTACGGCTCGGACCAGACATAGGAGTCGGACAGTTCGCCGTCCCTGGGGATGAAGAAGATCATCACCAGATCGACCTGCCAGCCTTCGAGTTCCCAGCCGCGGCCGTAGAGGTGCGCCTGAGTCCTGTACTGGCTGCTGGGGCCACCGGTTTTGTATTGCCCGAGCTTGTATTCGCCTACGAATTTCCAGTCGCCGACAGCATGACCCCAAGAGTCGAAGAGGTCCGTCGAACCTGCGTGGTCCTCTCCGCCGATCTGGCCAACTACTACAGACTCTTCACAAAGCCAACGGTTCTCTTCTGATGCTCCGGCGGCGGATGCTTTCTTGAACCAGCGCTCCTGCTGGTCATGCAGGGCCGTGCCCACCTGGGGTTTCCATGCGGGGCCGCGGGGAGGTTCGGGGACGCGGGCCAGCTTGTGCAGGATTGCCCTCGTGCAGGGGATGCCCATCTCCGACGGGCCGATGCGCTTCTGCAGGGACCGTGGCTGGTTGACCATTTCCTCGATCATGATGTCGAACGCCTGGTCGGCGATGGACTTGGCCCGTTCCCCGAACTCGTGGTCCGCATCCAGGAAGTAGGAGTGCCGGTGCCGGACCCCTTCCGAATTGACTCGCGTCATTTGGCATCCTCGACGTTGCTGGCGATGATGTGTTTGCCGAGGTCACGGAGTGCCGCCCGGCGCGTCCAGCCTTTGCCGCAGCGGTAGTGCCGCATACCCTCAGGCGGGTAGTGCCATTCGGCAAGGTAGCCGTTGAAGTAGTTGCGGACCGCTCTCCAGTTGCGCCGTTCGATGTGGTAGCGCAGGTACTCGATTGCCCGCTTCGGCTTGCGTCGGTGCTTGATGTCAGCCAGCAGGCCAATGGGGTAAGTGCTGATGTGGCTCTGGCTCACTTGACGGTGACCTTTGGTTCGCCGGTGCCGGCCGCCATGAACTGGTCCTTGAGGTTCGGCGGGAGGGCCTTGGTGTTGATCACGTAGGTGTACAGTGCGGGGTTCATCTCAACCGGGTAGGACTTCATGAACGCCTCGGCGTCGAAGGACCGGGACGGCTTGGCGATTGTGACCTTGATGTTCCCGAAGGCGTGGGTGCCGACGTCGAGCAGCTGCCGGAGTTCGGCCTTGTAGCCGTCGGCGACGGAGGTGTGCTTCGCGGCTTCGGCTTTCAGCTCGGCGGCCTTGGCTTCCTCCTCGCTGACGAGGGCGGCGAGGGCGAGGACCTTGTCCTGGAGGGTGGGGGCGTTGGTGGTTTCGGTGGTCATTACTTGGTCCTTGTCTTTTTCTCGGGCGTCGGGGTGTAGGCGTAGACGTCGGCTGCGCTGACGTACTTGCGGGTCTGGTAGGCGGTCCGGCCCGGTTCGGTCCGGTGGTGGAGTGTGCCGCCGGCGGCCAGCTGGCTGATGCGGGCGACGGTGACGTCGAGTTCCTGGGCGGCTTCGGCCATCGTCAGCCACGGCCGGCGCTGGATCCGGAGCTGCATGTACCTCGCGGTCTCTTCAGCGGCCCGGCGCTCGCGGACCTGGTCAATGGCCCAGGCGAGCCTTTCGCCGGTCAGCTTTCGGCTGGCGTCACCCCGGCAGGACTGGCAGAGGGACTCGGCGCTGCGGCATTCCCTGACGATGCCGCAACCCGGGCATGGGAGCATCTGCTTGCCGCTCACCGGAGCACCTCGTGGATATAGGGGGCCTTGGTGATGTTGGTCCGGTAGAAGGCCCGGCCCTCCGGGGTGAGGGCCTTCCACTCTGAGGGGTTGAGGCCCCACGCCTGCCTGGTGTTGAGGTCCAGCTGGTCCGCGTGCTGCGCCTCGTCCGCGCCGTCGAACGGGATCTCGCCCGGGCCTTTGCAGATGACGAAGGTGGCCATGGCCGCGAAGAACAGGAGCACGAGGACGGTGAGCCAGAAGAACGGGTCCTCCCAGAAGGAGCCGAAGGGGTTCATGCCGCATCCTTGGGGGGTTCGACGGCAAACGGTTCGCGGTGGGCGCGGTGCCGGGCCATGCCCTTGTCGAGGCGGCCGCGTTCGATGCCAGCCTGCGAGCGCCAGTAACGCTTCGCCCAGGCGTCCTCGTAGGAGACGCGGTCAGCAGCGTGCCGGCCAGCGGGCTTGGACTCCTCGTCCATGCGGTCCTGCATTTCCTTGATGGTTTCCTCGCCCAGCTCGCGCATCTGCGCAGCGGTGATGCTCGGGCCGAGGTGGTCGGTGTGGATCACTTCGGTGGGCGCAGCGTCGAGGGGGCCGAAGTCGTAGCCGAAGTCGGCGAGCGGGAGTGCCGTGACCGGCAGTGGTTCTCGGTTCTTTCGCAAGGTAAACTCCTGTGTGAGGTTTGGATTTATCTCGGGTCCCTCGCCTAGTGGCTGCTAGGCGGGGGATTTTTTTGTGCGCGCGGACCCTACTTGAAGGGGTCGTGTTCGGGCTCTTTGGCCCAGTCGTCCTTGGCGGCTTTGCGCTCTCGGACCCATTCCACGAGACGGTCGATGTCGTCCTGGTGGAGCATGATGCGGTTCTTGCTGAGCCGGGTGTGGATCCCGGAGATCTTGCAGTAGTTCCGGAGTTCGTACTTGGTCATCCCGAGTTCGGGCGCTACTTGCTCCGGCGTGCGGAATACCTGGGTGGTCATGGTTATGCCGCGTCCTGGGTGAGGGATGCCGGCAGGAGGGTTGCCGGTGCGACTTCCAGCGCGTCGGCGATCTTGCCGAGTTCCTGGATGGTGAGGCTCCGGCCGGCTTTGATGCTGCGGCGGAGGGTGGGGTAGGGAATGCCGGTGCGCTCGGACAGGGCGAGCATGCTCATGTCAGCGGCACCCAGCGCGGCCTCGATCAGGCCCGCGATTTTGCTGTCTGCGGCGACTGGTTCGCCGGTTCGTATGGTTGCCATACGTCAACCATAAGTAGTCAAATGACTAATTGCAAGCTTGTAAGCAGGTACCTAAGTAGTCGTTCGACTAAAAGACAGGTAGTTCAAGGTTTGCGAAGGATTAGCGCAGGGCGTAACTGAATTAGTCAATCGGTTATAAAGTGGACGACATGACTACTTACGGCGACAAGTTGGAGTCCGCGCTCGTTCACCAGATCAAGGTTGAACTCGTGGAGCGCGGACTGGACCAGAAGGACCTGGCCGGCATGGTGGAGGTCAACCGCGTGACCATGAGCCACTACATGACGGGTAAGCGCAGCATCCCTATGCCGACGTTCTTCAAGGTCGCCGAGGCCCTGGGACTTACTCCTCGCGTCCTGATGGAGCGCGCCGAAGCTCGTATTCCTCAAGAAGGGTAACGGCGCTTACGCCCCGCCTCGCGGCGAGGTCGCCGAACTCCCGTACCGTCTGGACAGTAGCGGCCTGGTGGCCGGTCGTAATGTCGCCCCGCATGTGGTTCTAACCCCCGAAGTATTCGAACATATGTACTAATGCAAGACCCTATAGCCCCGCGCAGACAAAGTAGTATTTCCTGTGCAAATCTACCTCATATGGACTTGCTAAGTGGGCTTACCTCTTGTAGTGGCCCTGACCTGCGCGTACCTTTACAAGTACCCGGATCGAGCGCATATAAACTCGCTTAGGCCATATGGGCCGATCCGGCCTGAGAAGGACTTTTCTGGAGCAAAGGACTACTACGATCTATGTCTATGCCCTCAGGTTCCCAGCCGGCTTCCGGCCCGTTCGCACGTGCCATCACGGAAGCCATCCGACTCGCCATGACGCGGCGGCGCGTCAGCGGGGCGCAGCTGGCCGAACGCACGTCAAGATCACAGACGTACATCTCGAAGCGGCTCCGCAACGAGGTGCCCTTCACAGCCAACGACATCGAGGAAATATGCAAGGCGCTCGATGAGGACCTGATGAAACTCCTGTACGCTGCGGCTCGCGAGATGGCGCACGCCAGGAAGAGTGACGGGCCTCCCAAGGGCTGATCGCACCACCAGTAGCCGGACACAAGAAAGCCCCCGTACCTGATCTGAACAGGTGCGGGGGCTTTCTGCGTGGTTGAGTCTAGTCGAATGCGTCGGCGGCTGCCATGCCACTGTTCTTGCCCAGCCGGGCGTAGATCTTCAGCGTCGTCTTGGGGTCCTCATGGCCCAGCCGTGCCTGCACTTCGTGGACGGGGATGTTCTTCTCCAGGAGGTGGGTGGTGTGGGCGGCGCGGATGTCGTGGATGCGCGGCTTCTGCTCGAGCTTCTTCTCCTCCAAGAGGCGCTTCATGAGGGGCTGCCAATACTCCTTGTGAAACCACGAGTTCCGCAGGAACTCACCTGAGGGCCGATGGAACAGCAGCTCGTCCCGCTCCAGCGTCTCCAGGTAGGGCAGGAGATCCGCGGACAGGCTCATCGAACAGGGAATGTTCCGGACAGCCTTCTTGGACTTCGGTGGCCCCACGACCTCGCCGACGCCCTTGCCGCCGTCCTTCCACGCCCGGGTGATCCTGATGATGACGCGACCATTGTCGGCGACCCGGACATCGCGTTTCCGGACGGCGGTCGCCTCGGCGTAGCGCATGCCGGTCAGGCTCAGGGTGCGGATGAACAGCTTGTACTCGTCCGCGATTTCCCGTTCCAGCATCTGCAGGTCCTCCTCGGACAGGTAGACCATGTCCTCTTCGGCCTCCTCGGTGTCGGCCTCGGCGAGGCCGCGGGCCGGGTTGTCCTCCATCTTCTTCGCGGCGACGGCGGTCTTGAACGCATCAGACAGGAGCGCATGGACGTTCACCTTCGTCTTGCGTGAGAGCGGCTGCCCTGTCGGCTGGTTCGCACGGGACGTCACGACGAGCCCATCCATCCACATGATGACCGCTTCCCGGTCGACCTGGTCGACCGGCGTCCTGCCGAGGTCGCTGGGCGCGATGTGGTTGGCAAGGTAGGACCGGTACTTGTTGACCGTCCCTGGCTGGGGCTTGCGGAGCAGGTTGATGTGCGCCTCGACGACCTCGGCGACGGTCGGGCTTACGGAGTCCTTGCGGGTCTTGGCTTTGACCGCGAGCTTGAAGCTGTTGCCGTTGGCGTCGAGGAAGTCTTTGAGTTCCTGGGCTTTGGCTTTGTCGTCGAAGGTTCGGGACTTCAGGCCCTGCTCGGGGTCACGCCAGTTGACCGTGTGCGACTCGGAGCCGTTAGCCTTGACGCGGGTGCGGATGCTAGCCACGAATAACCACCACGTCTCCGGACCACGGTAGCAAATGCTTCTCTGCGATCAGCTGCCACCCTGTGCATGCGTCATAGTCGCAAGCGCATGTCGCCACGACGCGATCCTGTAGGAGTTCGTCCCGAGTTCGCCCCGACCGCTGGGCGTAACCTGTCAGGAACTCTTCCGCCGTCTCGCTCCGCACTTTGCTCTGGCCATGATCGGGGCAGGAGGGGTCCATGCGCGTGACAACTTCACGGCCATCGGCAACGTTGGCATAGTCGCATGAGCATCGATCGCTCACGCGAAGAATCCACTCGCTCATGCCTGTGCCGCCTTCCGGACGCGGCGGATGTCGGTCGGGTGCCAGCACTCCCTGGTGCCGGCCTTTGTGGTGACCCACACGCCACGGGAGGTGAAGCGGCTGACCGTTCCCGTCGCGCCGGTGGCCCGGCCGGTGAAGCCAACAAGCCGCACGAGGTCCCCTTTCTCAACCTTGGCTATCCTCTGCACGTCCTCTGCAGTCATCTGCGTAACCCCTATCTGAACCAATTCTCGCCAACAAAAACGGGGTTCTCGCCAACAAGCAAAAAGAAAACCCCTAGAATCCGCGGATTCTAGGGGCAACTTTAGTGGAGATGGGGGGAATTGAAAACCCCTACAGACAGTTTTTGTAGCATCCGTTGGGCCAGTCCGCCCCGGAAACTAGCGGAACTTGGAGCCTCCTAAGAGGTCGCTATTAAGACGTTGTTGGCGGCGGCCAACAAATGTTGGCGGGAAAAATAGTCCTCATTCGGGTAGGAAGCCGGGCATGCGACGGCCCCAACGGACGTGCCGCAGCTCGGGCGGGCAGGCGTGGAACTCGATGATGTCCCACTCAGACGCCGTCAGCGGCCGGACGCTGGCCTTCGGGATCCAGGCCGCGTGGAAGTGGTCCTCGTCGTCAGCCCAACGGACATGGACCAGCTCGTCGCTCCAGCGGCTGGCCTGACCGTACACGGTCACGCTCCCGCCGTCAGCCAGGGGGACGTCGATGGCGACGCGCGGCCAGTTTCCGTACTCCCAGGAACGGATGGTGTGGAGGCGGGCCGGCGGTGGCGGCGTGAGGTACTCATGGCTGACGCCGTTGAGGGTGAAGCGGGGCATGGCGCCCATCGTACCGAGGTATGACAAAAGAGCCCCGCGCTCTCCCGTTTGGTGGGGGTGGCGCGGGGCTCTCGGTGTCCGGAAATATCTTGCCGGTCAGGTCTACGTTGAACTTGCTCGGGCGGCTACGCGATGGCAATCCGCAATATCTGACCGGTTTACGGAGGGGAACTTAACCGGTCTTATGGAGCCCTAAGCGGGGGATGAGAAAAGGCGCTCCGCGAGTTTTGACCGCTTGCGGAGCGCCTTCAGCAATTCCAGTCTCTTGGGGGATTTGGTATTGCGTCTTCGAGACTACCAGTCGGCCGTGCGAGTGCTACCCTCGGCAGGTGGGGAACAAGCAAACTTTCATCAATTCATTCGTCATGTCTCATGCCGTGCCTACCGGTGTCCGTTCGAAGCTGCTGCGGCGGCTCGGCGTTGACCTAGGCCCGGACACGTACTTGGGGGCCGGGACGATCCTAAAAGGCACCCGCCTGACGACGGGCAAGGGCTGCTTCATCAATCACGGCGGGCTGATCGACAGCGGCCAGGTGACGCTGGGTGACGGCGTGTTCGTCGGCCCTGGCGTGATCATGGTGTCCCGCGACCACGAACTTGGCCCGGCGGCAAAGCGGGCCGGCGCAAACTATGACAAGCCGATTACGGTCGGTAACGGCGCATGGATCGGGGCCCGTGCTACGGTCCTCGGCGGCGTGCACATCGCAGAGGGGTGCGTGATCGGCGCCGGGGCCGTGGTCACTCAGGACACGCTGCCGAACGCGCTCTATGCCGGGGTGCCGGCGGTGTTCAAGCGGTTCCTAGCCTAGGAAACATAGCGGCGGTCACTGTCAGTCGCGCCGGTAGAATGGCCTCACCGTAGGTCTCAACATGGGGGAATCATGGCTCAGTCCACACTCGACGTTCAGAGCGCCACAAAAGCGCCGGGACGGAACAAACGCTTAGATATCCAGGGGCTGCGCGCAGTCGCCGTCCTGGCCGTGGTTGTGAACCACCTATTCGGCTTCCCCGGGGGCGGCTTCGTTGGTGTGGACATCTTCTTCGTCATCTCCGGCTTCGTCATCACCAGCCTGCTGCTGCGCGAGCACGACCGGAATGAGCGCATCGACTTCGTGACGTTCTACAAGCGGCGAGTGAGGCGCATCATGCCCGCTTCTCTGCTGACACTGGTTGTCACGGTCGCGGCCGCTTACCTGATCTTCCTGCCTGGCCGCGCCAGCAGCATCCTCACGGATGGCATTTGGTCGCTGCTCTTCGCCGGGAACTGGCGCTTCGCAACCAACGGCACCGACTACTGGGCGCAGGACACCCCCGTGTCGCCGCTCCAGCACTACTGGTCCCTCGGGGTCGAAGAGCAGTTCTACTTCATATGGCCGGCCCTGATCGCCCTGGTTTTCGCTCTAGCCGGGCTTCGTCGCCGAGCCGGGCGGCTGTCGCTCATCCTCACGCTCGGGCTGCTGTCCACAGCGTCCTTCGTCTGGGCGATGTACGAGACGGCAACAGACCCAACGTTTGCCTACTTCTCCACCTTCTCGCGAGCTTGGGAGCTGGGGGCCGGCGCCCTGCTCGCTGTGGGCGCGGGCGCCCTGAGTAGGCTCCCCGGCTGGTCCCGACACATCATGGTCTGGGCTGGCCTCACCGGTATCGCAGCGAGTCTCGTGCTGGTCAGCAAGGACTCCCTGTTCCCCGCTCCTTGGGCTGCACTCCCGGTGATCGCCACGGCACTGGTCATTGGCGGAGGGACAAGCGGTGAAGCTCGGGGACCGCTGCTGCTGACCAACCGGCCAATGACCTACATCGGAGACATCTCGTACTCCCTGTACCTTTGGCACTTCCCGCTGGTGATCCTGCTTGAAGCGCTCATGCCGGAGAAGGGCATGATCTACTTCCTGTCCGCAGCGGTCGGCATGGCCGTCCTCGCGGTCCTGTCCTACCACTTCGTAGAGCAGCCGATCCTGAAGTCCGCGTGGCTCACGGACAAGCCGCGCACGCGCCGTCCTTTCGACTTCGCTGGTGCTTCGGCGATCCAGCTAGCGGCCTTGGCATGCGCGGCCATCATCGCGGTCTCAATGGCCGCGATGGCCCTGACGCGGAACGCTCCCATCGAAGCCACTTCCGATGTCACGGCCGTTCTCATTGCGACGTCCGGGGCCAGAGGCGAATCCGTCGAGACGAACGCTACCCGCCTGTCCGCAGCGATTGACGCAGCGTTGACCGCTACTGAGTGGCCTGAGCTTTCCCCGTCCATCGATAACGTTGTGGCCGAAGGTAAGCCCGATGAGGACAGCGAGGGCTGCGGCCAGACTGACCTGACCAAGCCCAACTGCTCCTGGGACACCGGGAAGGCTGAAACTGTCGTGGTCCTTGGAGACTCCACCGGCATCACTCTGCTGCCCACCGTGCGCGCCGCCCTGGGCGACAAATACAATGTCCGGGGTATGACCATGGCAGGCTGCCTGGCGCTTGGCGTCTCCGCCAAGGATGACCGTGCCGAACGTGTAGCGCAGTGCGAGGCCTTCAAGGAAGCCTCAGTCGCGGAGATCAACCGTATCCGCCCGGCTATGGTGTTCCTGACCAACACGTCCGGCGTTCTTGGACAGCTGACGTCTGGCACTCCCGAAGCCGAAGCGGGTGGGGAGTGGCGTGACGGAATCAAGGCAGAGCTCGATGCCATCAAGGCCAGCGGAGCAAAGCTGTTCGTGGTGTCCGCGCCGCCGTCAGGCAAGCCTCCGGTCACATGCGCTACCCGGACGAGCACGCCGTCTGACTGTGCCTACAAGCTGCCGCAGAGCTTCACCATAACGGCTGATGCATCGTCAGACGCAGCAGAAGCCGCGGGCGCCAAGTTCATTGACACCCGCGGCTGGTTCTGCAGTGACAGTGGGGACTGCCCGGCGTTCGTGGGTAAGACCCCGGTCAAGCGTGACGGCGTGCACACCACGAAGCAATACGCCGCCGCGCTCGTGCCAGTATTCCGGGACGCTCTGGCCGCGAAGTGACCACGCGGTTGGCTGTGATCACTGGCTGATAGTTGGTGACAGTCATGACTAGCTCCTTACTGGGCGAACCCGAAGGTGATCTCGTTGGTACGGAGTGCGTTGGCTAGAGCAATCGCCGTGGTCAGGTCGGTGGCCGCGGCGGGAACGGTCTGCCGAGGCTGACCGGTCTTGCCGAGCCCGAAGCCGCCATCGACGCGCACCTTAGCGCCCATGCGCAGCTCCGAGGCGGTAGCCGGGACGCTCATCGGACGGTTGTTCAGCTGGTTGGTTCCGATGATCAGGCCGGTGGACATCGCCTGGATGCCCTGCTCCAGCCGTGACGAGGCGTCAATGATGGTGTTCTGGTTGATGATGCCACCGCCTGCGTAGCTCGCCGCCCCGGTGTAGATAGCATCAGCGCCAGCGACGCTAGCGGTGTTGCACTCTTCAATGATGTTGTCGATGACATTGAGGAATCCCGTGCCGAGCGTGCCGAGGAACATGCCCCACTGTGCCGTGCCGTAGATGTAGTTTCCGATCAGCGACAGGTTGTGGATGTTGTCGGAGTTGATGCCATCCGTACCACCGTAGATGCGGTTCCGGCCCAGAGTGATGTCAGTCCCGGACAGGAACATGGAGCGCCATGCCGATGCCCGAACAACGCAGTCGAGGATACGGACGTTGTTGATGAGCGACTTCGTGCTGGCCGCGATGTGCACCCCGCCGTAGTTGATCGTTGGCGTGTCATAGGTGTTGGCCTCTTGGATGTCGATGCCCTGAATGAGAGCGTCGGTGACCCCATAGGTGGAGTAGCTGGACTCTTGGGCAATGTAGACGCCAGCGTTCTTCGGCTGCACAACGCTGCCGCCGATGTACCGGATACGCTGACCGCCCACACACGCGAGGCCCCGAGACTTCGAGTGGTACGAGTTGGCGTTCATCACCGTGATGTCCGAGCAAATCTCATCACCGTTGGTGTTGTACGAGACCACGGCCACCGCATCGTCTCCCGTTTCACGGGCCTGGACGCCGTTCACCTGAATCCGCTTCGTGCCCCGGGTCATGTGCATGCCGTCTGCGTACGTGTTCCGGATCTTGACGTTGCCGAACTGCCCATCCGAGCAGAACTCCAGGTATACGCCCACACCTTCAGTGTCGCGTGCACTGATGTTATCCACCTGGAAGTCGCTGCAGTGCTCGAAGCTGAAGCCTCGGGTAGGCCCCTGCCTAGTGGTGGCGCTCTGGCCCCCTGACATGACGCCCTTGACTTGGAAATCGGAGCAGTTCAGGAACTGGAGGTACGGCGTCGTTGTGGTGGTCGCCCGCAGCTCTGCCCCGTCGCCGATGATGCTAAACCCGGACTTGCCACTGATGCTGAGGCCTGCATGCTTGATCCTCGACCCCGGCGGAATGAGGATCGCGCCGCCTCCACCGGCCGGGAGCTTCGCGAAGGCCGCTGTCATGCCCGCCGTGGAATCGGTGGCACCCGTGAGGTCAACGTTTTCCCGGCTTACAGGGTACGGGCCCTCAGACACCTGCAGGTAGCTAGGCGACCCCGACCAGTTGGCGGCGTTGTAGGAAGCTCCGGAGGTGAAGTTGGCCTTTGCCGAGACGATATCGCCCGAGGGGTTGAGCACTTTGTCCCCGGCCGAGTACGCCGTCGAGGCCTTCCATCGGGGCACGGAATCCGTTTTTATCTTGTCCAGAATCGTGGCAGAAAGTTGACCATCCGAGAGGCGGGCGGGGAGGTTCCCGTCGGCGACGATGACGTCGTCCGGGAGGGTGAGGTCGTCCCCCACAGAAACAAAGCGTCTGGGCATTGCTCAGGCTCCAATCAGGTAAAGGCCCGGGTGGTCCGGGTCGGGGGAAACGTTCACGGTGGTCACGTCCAGGGTGGCCGGATCCACCTCGAGGAGTTCGGTGTAGTCAACTGGCCCGGCGGCGGGGACCGCGAGCAGGCGCCGCTTGGTTGGTCGGCCGGCGAAGGATTCGGTCACCCGCCAAGCCCAGGCGTCCGTGGACGGCTCGACGTCGACGACAGCCTCACCGTTCACCAGCTTGACGGGGAAGCCGTCGGGCAGGATCAGGGCGCCGTCCGGGGCGACCCTGCGCCGGGACGGCTCCCATTGCAGCCGTCCCTTGGCGGGCACCTCGGCGCCGTTGGCCGGCACCTGGACTTTGATGTTCACGATCGTCACGGCGTTGACTCCTCGAATAGGTAGAGGCCGGGGTGCAGCGGGTCGGCTGCGAACGCCGGGCCGGCGAAGTAGTAGAGGCCCGGGTGGTCCGGGTCCTCTGACACCCCCGGCCCGCCGGCGCCGGCGTTGATCATCGCCTCCGCGACGCCGAGGCGGCCGGCGAGCGTGAGCGCGTCGGCCTTCACTTCGGTGTAGTGGTCTTGGGCTTTCTGGGCGTTCGCGGCAATGACGTTGTCCCCGCCTCTGACCAGCTCGTTCCCGTCAGGCTTCTGATAGCCGTCCTGCGTCGTCTCGATCGCCATGACGGACCTCCTAGGTTTGGGTTAGCGGGCGGCTTTGTCCTCAGGCGCCAGCAGCGGCAGGTACTTCCGCAGCCAGTCGTTGACGTCTTTCCGCGCGAGGACCCGGGTCACGAAAGCCGCCAGCACCGCAGTGGCCACGAGCACCCCGTTCAGCGCGGGGAACACCCACTCCGGGAGGTAGACCTGGTATGGCTGGAGCAGCTCAATGACCAGGGCGGCAAGGCCGTTGACGATCGGGATGAGCGCGAGAATGGCAGCGAAAGTCCGGGCCACCGCGGACCACGGGTTGCGTTCCTGCGTGGAGAGGGCGACGTGATCGGCCATCAGACGGCTTCCTTTCCGTTGATGTTGACGTCAACGTCCACCACGGCTTCGGCGAGGCCAGCTTTGACCGCGTCGGTGATCTGGTCAGCGGTCAGGTTCGGGTTCTTCGCCAGGGCGGTCACGGCGGCGGTCAGGGCGATGACCTTCTGGTGCATCCGGACCACCTCCGTGCGGGCGCTGTGCGTGCCCTGATGAACGAACGGGACCTCCCACGTCTTGTCCGGGACCGCCGAGATCGGGGCGTCGAGGTACTTCATGCGGTTGTAGATGAGCTGCTGCTGATCGTCAGTGAGTGCCATGAGGAATCCTTCTTCGACTGGGCTGGTGATGGTGGTTGATTCGGCTTGAATGTTGTCGGCCGCGATGACCGGATATCCCGCTACGTCTTCGGTCCAGCCCCGGTACGTGAGCGTCATCCCGTAGTAGGCGTAGTACGCTTCGACGTCGGCCACGGATGGGTGTACCTTCAGCGGGTTTGGGTTGAGGTTGGACGTTGAGTAGACCCGGCCGTCCGGTGCTACCAGGGCAACGTGGCCGTTGATGTTCTTATCGAGCGCCCACCAGACTGGGAACCAGACGCCTTTGGGATAGTTGCGGTCCCTGTGCTTGGACGGTGAGTTGTTCCACGCTTCTGTTGCGGACCCGTATCGGATCGGCAGGCCGAACGTCTGGCGCACGTACTGCAGGCACATCCCTTCTTCCGCCGGGATGTTTGGGTTTGGGGTGATGAGTTGCCTCATGGCGTCTCCTATAGGTGTATGCCTGGCGGTGGCGGGGCGGGGATTTCGTGGCCGTGGCCGTGCCGGCGGAGGATCTCGATCAGCCGGTAGCAGTACGCGATTAGGGCGTTGTTGTGGGTTCGGACTTCGCGGACTTCCCGCTCAACGGCGTCCAGGCGGACGTCCCGTTTGGCCAGTTGTTCCTGGTACTCCGCCTTGTCGTTCTTGCGGTCTTCTTCGATGTCCTTGATCTGCTGTCGGAGGGCCTCAACAATTTCCGTGTTGATCCCCTGGGCCCGGATGTACGCCTGCCCGTCGACGTCGAGTTCTTTGACTTTCACCGAGGATTTGCCCGCGTATCGGGCGGCGCCATAGGACCCTGCGACCGTGATCAGGATCCCGATGACTCCCATCCACGGCTCAACGTTCATAGGGTCCTCCGGTGGTCGCGGTCCGTGGCCCCCTGCATCCCGGAGACGATCATCGGTGACGCAGCGAACAGCCAGTACACGGCGGTCGAGACGAGCCCGAGAGGCGATGCGCCGGTGAGGAAGCCGATCAGGAACAGCCCGCCCCAGACCGCGGGGGCGAAGGTCAGGGCGACGAACGAGAACCAGTCCCGGGGGCGGGGCAGGAACGCTCCCATGACCGCGGCGCCGGCGGCCATGAGCCACAGCGCACCGAAGTACTGCACTGCGTGGAAGTCGGCCAGCCAGCGCAACGACTCGGAACGTGAAGCCGCCGTGGGGACCAGCACGAAGCTCAGGCCGATCACGCAGTACACTGCGGCGTAGACCAGTTGGAATGCGCCGCGTCTGCCGTTGACCCTCACGGCTGATCGGCTAGTCATCTTGGGGCCTGAGGTCGGCGTAGAACTGGGTGTACGCGGGCAGGACACTCACGGTGTTACTGACGGTTCCGGATACGACCTCGATCCAGGCCCGGATGAACGGATCGGCGCCGGCTGCGATGTTGAGCCACCCTGTCTCGGCGGTGTTGGTCTGCAGGTAGGCTCCGGGCGCCAGCCACGAGATGGGCGCCTTACCCTGGGCGGTCGCCACAGTGGAGGTGTTGCCGGACACGGCAGCGTTGACAGACAGAACACCGCTCGCGATCGTTCCGCAGTTCACCGCGATCCGCGCCCTGGCATTGAAGCTCTGCGGATAGCCCTTGGTAACGCCGGGCAGGGTGTACAACAGCCGGGAGGCTGTGCCGGTTACGTTGCTGAATAGTGAGACATCAGCAACCACGCGGCGCGGGGTGCCCTTGTACTCCCATCCGGAGGCTGTGTTCAGGCCGGTGTAGGTCTGCACCCAGCCTTCGCGGTCCAACCTGATCACTTCCAAGCCCACGTACGGGGTAAGCAGGTCCCGCTCGGTCTTGTCAGCAACGGTGGTTCGAACGTGGATTGAGTCGGCCATGGTGGCGAGGTCCGGGGTGAGGTTGTACTCGTCGGAATTGATCGGGACGACGGTCCCGTTGGGGCGTGTCTGTGGCATTAGGCTGTCCAGTCCATTTCTATCCGGCCCGATTGGGGATCTTTGAGGCGCCCGTTGAATCCGACGTAGGGGTCGCCGGCGATGCTGATGCCGCCGCCTGCCTTGAGTACCGCGGCGAAGCTGAGGGGCAGCGTGATCCAGTGCGCGCCCTGCGCCTGGGAGACTGTGACGTCGAACGGGCCGACGGTGCGTGCCACGTCCCCGCCGGGCTGGTACTTCGAGGTGTGCGCGTACAGGTGGACCGTTGCCGATCCGGACGCGCCGATGTTGAGGCGTGCAGGCATCCGGAACCTGATCTCGGTGATCTCGCGCGAGCCGAGGTTCGTGAACGCGGCCCCGTAGAACCAGGCACCGGTGACGGGCCCCGAACCGTAGGAGCCGGAGTAGATCTGTTCTCCGCCCTGCGTGGAACCTGCCCACGAGCCCCATCCGCCGGGACCCCACCACGTGTTGGTCTTCCCTGCCGCTGCCTTCGCCACACCCGTCACTGGCTTTGGTGCGGGAGGCGCCGGGGGCGGCATGGGTGGCGGCGGCGGCGCTACGGTCGGTATCTCCCCGACGACGGTGGGGACGTCCGCTGCGTCCCAAAGCAGGAGCACCGGGTCACCGGGGGCGTAGGACGTTCCGACGAACCGGTCGGTGGTGTAGACGCGCCCGTCGTCGCCGGAGACCACGATGGTGGTCACGCCGACGGTGAGGATGGAGCCGGTCCCTGGGAGAGGCTGGTCGGTGTAGCCGCAGACGACGAGCGCGGATGACTGGCCGGCTCCGTTGTCTGTGATGTCGATGACGATGGGCCCGTTCTGGGCGAGCGTGATGGGCTTGGCCCAGCGCGCTTCCACGAGGTTCCCGCCGATGTTCGCCCACCAGTGGGAGCCGTCGTGGTATGCCGTGCCGAATACCCGCCGGGTGTTTTCCGGAGGGATCGCCTCCATGGTTTTCTTCAGCCCAGTCACGGGGGCCTCCTAGGGCAGGTCGTTCCAAGTGAGAGCGGGGGCGGTCCCCCAGGTCGCTGGCATTCGGTCCCAGGTCAGGGGCGGCTTCTCACGGGTGAGGTACTGGGACCAGTCAGTCCGTGCCAGGGCGTCGAAGATGTCCTGGTAGGAGCAGGACACCTTCAGGGACATCGGCCCTGGGACCGGGGAACCTGACGCCTGGATGGACGTCACTTCGCCAGGGATGTAGATGACGTGGCCGTCCTTGACGGGGCAGCCGACTTCGATCCGGTCACCGGCCTGCAGCTCGGGCCGCGGAATGGTGTCCACGCTGAGCTCCACCGCGTAGGTCTGGTTCTGCCGGTCCCGGAGTGTCTCGGCGTACTTCTGGGCGGCGGCCACCGAGGTGATCTGCTCGGACTCAAAGAAGTTGGGGACCCTGCCGTGCGGCCCGTCGACCCGCAGCGGCCCCGACTTGATGGTGGAGATGGCGCTGATGGGCCGGCCTGTGCCGTCTTCCTTGCCCGTGACAACCCACATGTTGTACAGGCCCGCGATGGATTGGCCGCGGCCTACTTTGACGAGGCCGGCGCGCGGCTCGACCCGCCACACAACCGGCCCGGGGTCGATCGGGTAGACGCGCATTTCGCCGTCGCCGCCCATCCGGTAGCGGGCGTTGACGCTGGCCAGCAAATCCTGCACCGCCTCGAGGCGTTCGCGTTCGTACACCAGCGTCTTGGCCACGGGCCCGTCAACGACGCCGTCCTCGATGACTACCGGGAAGTGATCCCCGATCAGCCGGCTGACTTCGCCCAGGACGGTGGTGGTCTTGGGCGATTCGGGGGTGAGGAGCTTGTCGCGGTCGACGTTGGCAGTGATATCCACGGCGGTAACTTGAACAGTTCCGCCGGCGGGGACCATGACGGAGCGCTCGTGCGGGGCATGGACGGAGTCCGGTTCCACGTACCCGTATTCGGGGATGGTGTAGTGGACGTGGCTTTGTTCCGGGGTGTTGCCCTCGACCCTGAACCAGCCGATGTTCAGGGACTCGGCGCCGCCGATCTGGTAGATGATCTGCAGAATGGTGCCGCCGACGCCGAGGGGATCGTGGAACAGCCAGGGCGATAGGCTGCCGTCCGGGTCGGCGATAGTCAGCTGGAACTGCCGCTGCACCTTCTGCTTACCGTCCCCCGTGTCAGACCGGGACCAGGAGTTGATACTGAGCGGCTCGTCCCAGGCGAGCGCCCCGTCGTACCAAGCCCAGGCGATCACCTTGTCAGCGGGCCGGGACCCGTCCAGCGCTGCTCTCGACACTTCATCTATCAGCAGCACCGGCGGGCCTCCTTAGTCGAACGGGTTCTTCAGGTCATCCAGGTATGTCTTGCCGGCCGCGCCGTCCTGCTTCTGCTGGTACGTGGCAAACAGCAGCGCGACGTCGCCGTAGGTGAATGTCGCGGTGAGGACCTTCAGGACGGGCGCGGCGACGGTGTCGGCTTTCAGGTCCCACCAGGTGAGGTAGCTGCCCTCGGCCACGTCGACGGGGGTCTCCACCGCTGAGGGGATGGAGACGAACATGGTTCCGGGCAGGTCCCCGAAGTCCGGGAGGGGACGGAAGAGCAGTTGCGCGTTGGACATCAGGAGCTGCCTGAGCCTGACGTTGTGTTCGAGGAGCTGCGCGCCGAGGGACAGTGGCACTCCCCTGGCGGCCATCCGCTGCCCGAACAATGCCATGGGCTTGTCCGAACCCATGATGTTGATCAGGGACACGTCTGCGGCGTACTCCAGTTGCGCCAGCGCCTCGCCCCGGAGGTAGGGGCCTTCATCGCCGTCGCCGCCAACGATGGGAACTGCGGACTGCGGGACGAGGGGGTCCATCAGCCAGCCCGTGGGCGACTCCACGGTCATGGTTGGGGTCAGCGTCCGTGACGGTCCGCCCGGGCCGCTGATGACTTCCACCTCGTAGAAGACCGGCCGCCCGAGCGGGGCGTCGTAGTCGGTGACGAACCCCGCGTCGACGATGGTGATGCGGCGGGCACCGCGGACAGGGTTGCGTTCCCCGTCCGCGGTGCGCCACACGGACACCAGCGAGTCACCCACACCCAGTCCGGTGATCGTCAGGCCCACCCGTGGGCAGGGATCGTCCAGCAACGCCTCGGCTACTACAGCGACCATCAGCGCCTCCCTGTTCTCGTGTACTGCGACTGGCTGTCAGCGTCCTTGATGGCCGATACAGCTACACCGTTGAAGACTCCGAGGATTTCGCCGGAGTCCATAACGAGAGTGCCGGTCATCTGCGTTGGTCCCTGCTGCCCTGCCTGCGAGGCAGGTAGAGGCCTGTAAGTGATAGCCGGCGTGTACGACTTCGGGACGACGCTCATGGCGTCCCCCAATGCCGCCGCATGCTTCGCTACGTTCCCCTTTCCGGCCTGCAGACGGTGGGCCAGGGTACCGGCGAAGTTGTCACCGATCGCCGCGGCCTTCCGTGAAGGTGACCGGATCCCGAGGGCCTTCTTCAACGCGCCTTCCATGCCCAGGCCGATCTTCAGCATCTGCTGTTCGATCGCTTTCTCCTGGGACTGCAGGCCCTTCACCAGACCGTTCGCCGCGTTGATCCCGCCCTTGTACATCGCATCCGTCACGTAGGTACCGGCTGCTTTGGATGCGGCGTCGATCGAGCCGTAGACGCCGTTGAGGTTCTTCACGTCGGCCTTGCTGCCCTTCAGCAGCGCGTCCGCTGCGACCATGCCCTCCACCGAGCCGAGCCCGGCGATTTCCTCCAGCACGGCGCCGGAGTAGCCCATCGCCCGAAGCTTGTTCAGCTTCCCCGCGAAGGTCCGGATCCGGGCGAGGACCGCGTTCGCTGCCCCCTGGATGCCCTGCAGGGTGATCGCCTTGAATGGACTCGTGTTCTTCATCGCGTCACTGATGCTGAACTCGCCTGACAGCTGGCCGCGGATGTTATCCCGCGTCTGGCTGAGGGAGGTTACCCGGTCTTTTGCCTTCTCCAAACTCACGCTGAGCTTGTCTGCCCGGGCGTGCAGGGCACGAAGCCCAGCCTCGCCCTTCCCAGCAGCGGTGTAGAGATTGCGGACAGAGGCTGCCCCTACGTTGCCGCTGTCGGCAATCGCAGTGAGGCGGTCGGCATAAGACTCCGCGGCGGACATTGACTCCGTGACGGACCGTACGCCTTTACCGCGCCGGGTGTCCTTCTGGTAGTCGAGCCAAGTGTCCCGACGGTAAGTGGCAATCTCCGCCTGGCGTTTCCGCTGTTCCGCCGTGAGCTTGGACTGCTCCCGGTAGATCCGGTTGGCCCGGGCGTTGGCCGACTCGCCAAGGTGGCCAGCGACAGCGCCGCCCGTTGCGAACTTCGGAAGCAATCCGGCTTTCGCCAATGCCCGCATGCGCTCGACCACAGCTTGGCCGCCAGCGGCCGCCACTTCCTGAGCCGTCCACACATGCTCACCGTTAGACAGCATCGCAGGGATGTCATCCGAGGTTCCGGAGCCTGGCCCGAACACCGGGCCGCCGCCCGCCCGCCTTTTCGGCGCGAGCACCGTGCCAGCACCAACAGGGGCGCCAGTGTCACCAGACAACTCACGGATGACCTTCTGGATGGTCGTCTCGTAGTAGTTGGTGTAGACGTTGGCGGTCTTGCCGTTGAGGTTGTCGACCTTGGCACCAACGTTGTCCAGCTGCTTGGAGGCGAAGTCCTGCAGGTAGGCTTTCACGTCGACCTTCGGCGGGATCCCGAGAGCCTTACGCGCCAGGGAGTCCGCCGCGTCGCCGGTAATGCCGAACTGCCCAGCGGCGGTAATCATCGCCTGGTACGTGCCGTACATGCTCGCCTGCAACTGGTCAGACGTGTAAATGTTCTGGCCGTACGCGTCCGTGGCCTTGGACATCGTCTCGACCTGCTGCAGGCCAGCAGACGCGACACCTTCAAGAGCGGCCTGGTTAGCCCGGCCCGCCGCGGTGTTGATATCCAGTGTCGTGCCGTTGGTCGCGATGGAATCAGTGACGCCATCGATGGCCGCCTGCACATTCCTGGCAGCGTCCGAGATGGACAGGTTCGACAGGCCAGCGCGGACCAGCGCCGAGGCGTACTTGTCCAGCGCAACGACGGCGCCCTGGGCACTGATGCCGATGTCCTCGAGGGACTTCTGCACCTCAGGGCTGATCGGAACGACGGTACCCGTAGACGTCTTCAGCTTTTCCACGCCTTCAGCGGCGAGCTGCGCATCGGCGTCTGCCTGCTTGAGTGCCTCCGAGTACCCGCTGAACTTAGACTTCAGCTCATCCGGTTTGATGCCCTTCAAGGCTGCCCGTTCCTCGAGCTGCTTGAAGGCCTTGGCTGCGATGTCCGAGTTGCCGGACTTCACGAAAGCCGCGAGCTGGTCATCAATGGTCTTGAAGGACTCGTCGAGTTCCTGCGCTGCGCCCTTGACGCCCATCATGTTCGCAATGGGCTTGAGCATGCTCTCGCCCCAGTCACTGAAGGACTGCTGCCAGTCCTTCCGGAACATGCGCGTCATGGCGGAATCAAGATCGGTGACACCTGAGATGAGTGCGGAGCCGTCCTTCTTCTGGAAAAGGTCGTCCAAGAGGATGGAACACTGCTGGATGTTCCCGCTCTGCTTGGACAGCTCGATCAGCGCCGAAGTCGTGCGGCCGACGGACCGTTCGATCTGGGAATCCGTGATGGCCGTATCGATGGCGCCCAGGGCCCCGGCAACGGCGAACATGCCAGCGACCAGACCGGCGCCCTTCAGAGCACCGGCCGCGCGTGGGGCAGCTTTCTCCAGCTTCTTGAACGCCTCGACGCCTTCCATGATCTTCGGAACCGTCGAGGTGAAGGCCCCGCCAGCGAGGAGCACCAAGCCGGTGGCCCCAGCGATGCCGAGGCCCGCCTGCAACACGGGTTCCGGGATGGAACCGATGCTGTCGACGAAGTCCTCGGCGCTCTGCACCAGCCCTCGCAGCGCTCCGTTAGCGCCGGAAGCGGACTTGATGAACACCGAGTCGATGGAACCAGTGAGCTTTTCGAAGTCGCCGGCCAGATTGTCCTGCTTGAGGGCAGCAGTCTCGGCCGCGAACCCGGCGTCGTTGACCTTGTCGGTCCAGGCCGCGATGCCGTCCGCGCCCTGGTCGTACAGTGCGTTGGCAACGCGGATAGCATCGGCGCCGAAGATTGTGGCCATTGCCTGCTGCCGCTGGGCGTCCGTGAGCGGGCCCATCTTCTCCTTCAGCTGGCCGGCGAGGTTAGCCATGCCAACGAATTTGCCGTTGACATCGTGTGTGGAGATTCCGAGTTCGTCGAGGGTGGCCTGGGCTTCCTTTGACGGCTTGGCGAGCATCAGCAGAGACTGCTTGAACGACGTGCCCGCGTCGGAACCGACAAGGCCGGCGGACGCGAACGCGGCCAGTGAGCCGACGGTCTCCTCGATGGAGACGCCGAACATGTCGGCTACCAGGCCGGACTGCTTGAGAGCCATGCCGATGTCTGACACGGATCCCTGGGCCTTGCCCGCGCCGGCGGCGAGGAGGTCCGCGACGTGGGGCAGGTCCTGTCCCTGGAGCTTGAACTGGGTCATGGCTGTGGCGGCCAGTTCGGCGGCATCGCCGACGCCCATCGACCCGGCTGCAGCCAGGGAGAGTGCGCCCGCGAGTCCGCCGCCAAGGATGTTGGATGTGGAGACGCCGGCCTTCGCCATTTCGTCGATAGCGTTGGCGGCTTCCGCAGCGGAGAAAGCGGTGTCAGCACCCGCACGGATGGCAGCATCGCGGAGCATGTCCATATTGCCGGCGGTTTCGTGCGTGGATGCCTGCACCTCGGACATAGCCTTGTCGAAGTCCATGAAGGACTTCACGGCGACGCCGACGCCTGCCAGCAGGCCGCCGCCCATGAGCATCCCGGCCTTACCGACGCGGTCCATGTCCTGCTCGTGGTTCTTCGCGAACTCGGCTGAGCGGCGGCCGAAGTCATTGGCTGCCTGCTGCGCGGTCCTCAGGCCCGAGACAAACCCCTGGACCTTCGCTTCGAGTGCGATGCTGATGGACCTTGTCGCCATGCGGGGCCTCCCTGGGGTATTGAGTTGTCGGGTACGATGCAGCCATGACTGACGACACCGAGAAGAAGGCCCCGGCCAAGGGCAAGTCCACCCTGCAGGCAGCGCTGCTGTTGCTGGTGATTGGCGCGGCCGCGCTGGTGGCCGGCATCGGGCCGATGGCCGGGCTCTTCCTCGTGGGCGGCTTCGCTTGCGGGATCGTTGGTCTGATCCAGCGGGATTCAGCCGCTAGGTAGCACCAGCGAGGCGCTGAACAGGAGCGCCTCTTTGTGGGGCATTTTCGGATCGATCTTCTTGCCGGCGATCAGCTCGGCCGTGGTTTTGTGGCACCTGACGGGTGCGCCGGCCTTGAACTTGCCTTCGTTCTTCGCGTCGGTGCAGACATCGATGGGCAGCCCACACAACGGGCACAGCGTCGCCTTGTACGCCTGCATGGCAAGGACCAGTGCTTGTTCCCGGTCGTCCCACTCAGCTTCCAGCTTGGATGACACCAGCCGGTCGCCGTCGTAGATGTAGACCGTTTCCGGCTCCCAGCCGTGGAACCTCTTGAGCGAGATCCCGAGGCTGTGAGCTGCGGTTACTTCTGCTCGGAATCCTGCGTCGCCTTGAAGGCGCTCAGTGAAAAAGGGACGTCGTTCCGCCCCGCGTTCACCTTGTAGACGGCCAGAACGAAGTCCTCGTACTGGGAGTTGGTCATCTCGTCGGCCAGTCCCTCCCATTCGGTGGAGGGGTCAAAGTCCAGTGGCTCGCCCTGGTTGTTCGCGACGCCGGCGATGGAGCGTGGGATCGCCGTGATCATCAGCGACTCGATGTTGTAGCCGTAGTTCGCGTCAAGCTGGTTCTTGTCCCGCGGAGGGTTCGCAGCGGTCAGTTCGGCCCACTCCCCGCGCTTCAGGCCCCGGATCAGGAACGTCACGGTGGATTCCCGCATCTGCTTCTCAAGCTCCAGGACCTTGTCGGCGAGCTTTCGAACGCTATTTCCGAGCCGGCGGTCTGCCAGGTTGCGCTGGTTCTCGCGGATGTAATCGGCCTCGGCTGCTTCGTGGGCGGCTTTCAGGTCGCCGTCCAGGCAGAACTCGACGCGGGTTTCGGGGCGCTTCACGGTCAAAGTCATGGGTTACTCCTGTGGGTTTTTGCGGGATTGTGGGATGGGAACCTGCCCGTCCGCGCTCCCACAAGACACGGACGGGCAGGGGTATTGGGTTAGGAACCGGCGACGACTGCGACGGACACCTGGTGCTTGCCGGTGATGAACAGCTTCTGGCTGATCTTCAGCACCTCGTTGGCGGCGCCGGGCAGCTCGTTGTACTGGCCGGGCTTGATCGGGGACACGGACACCTTGTCGGCGGTAGCGATGGCGGCCTCGAAGTCCTTGCCGCGGCGGACCACGACGTACTGGGCGACGCCGGGCACGAGGGTGTCCTTGGCCTTGTTGTCCGTGGTCGCATTCGGCGAGTTGGTGTTGTCGATGTAGGTGACATCGAGGCCGCGCTGGGACCGGCCGGGCTGCTCGTATGTCTGCTTCGAGCACTTCCGCTCGTCGGTGATGACCTGCTCGGACAGCGACGGCGACCAGCCGTCACCAGTCAGGTAGCAGCTGATGTCCACGACGCCGGGAGCGGTGAGCTCCGTCAGGGTCGGCGCAGCGGTGTTGGCGATGGCGGGGACCAGGAGGACCTTTTCGTTGCCGTCCGCCGGAGTCGATGGAATTTCAGTCATCGGACTTTACCTCTTTCACATTCTTGGTAGGGGTGTAATGCTTCGGCTCTCGGGGCCGATCTACCGGCGGAAACCGGTCAGACTTGATGGGGGTGAAGATGTCCTCGGCGATGCGCCAGTCGTCCTCGGAAACATCGAATTCGTGCTTCGTGGTCTTGTCTTTGACGCGGATGAACACAGCAGCCTCCTGGGCATGAAAAAGCGCCCGGTTAGGCGCTTGGTTTACTGAAGTTGGGAGCCGATCAGGATCCACTCGAGGGGTTGATACAGGGGGTTCCCGTAGTCCGGAATGTTCACGTCCTTATCGGCCTGGATGACCTGGCCGTTGGGGACTGATTCGATCCGGCCAAGGTTCCAGCCGGCCACCGCAGGTTTCTTTCCCTCGAGGCAATCGCTGAGCTTCTGCGCGGTGACCCGCACCGAAGAGACAGACAATCCGACGGCGGTAGCCCGCACCCGGAGCGCTCTCCCCTGCACTGCCCGGGACTTCGCGCGCTCCGTGACGTCCGGGAAGTTGGTGGACACGAACACGTATGGGAAGTCGAGATCAGCCTCGTCCGGAACTTCGCCGTCTTGGTAGACGGTCATCCCGGTGATGAGCCCTTCGACGGCTGCCGCGAGGGCGTCGCTGCTCATATCTGGCCTGCCCATTTGTCTGCGAGCTTCTCGATGGCGGACTGCAGCCGCGGCTCTTCGGAGCGCAACGGCTTCTCAATGTCCCCGGATCCACCGCCGCGGCTGGTGCCGAAGTAGTAGATGTTGGCGAGGGCGCCGCCGCGCCGGCCCTTGTCGGGGCCGACGACGTACCTGGGTGTTCCGATGCTGTAGTGCGATTCGTAGGTGATGGACCCAGCCACGGGCTTGAAGTGGACGGACGCAGCCGCGTCAGCAACCATCTCCGTCTTGATGTTCTGCGCGCCCTTTTTGAGGACGGCGTCCACTTCTTTTACGGCGCTGCCGGCGATCTTGCCGAGATCGTTGGCCAGGGCGCGGAACTCGGCGGATCCATCGCTCATGACGTCAACTCCTTCACTGGCAGCCGGGCCGCGGTGTCGTAGCTGTCCGGCGTGTACCCGTCGACCCGGTATTTCTTCCCTGCCGTGAAAGCGTTGAGCTTCGATGCCGTCATCCTGATGACGTCGCCGTCTTTCACGTCCGCAGCGTTCATGGGGATCTTCACCGTGCGGGAGACTGCGATGAAGCTATGCCCCCCAGCTTCCGGCTCGGCAGTGGACGAGTTCTTCGACACCACCTGGCACTTACCCGTGTACACCGTGGTTTCGGCGACGGTGACCTTGCCCGTGCTTGGGTCCGTGACACGCTGCCCGGTTGGCCTGGTGATGACACACGCGTCGACCATCTGCCGTTCGGCGGCGCGGCGGCCCATGAGCGTTGCTGATGCCGCGCTCATCGGAGCCTCGCCGTCCCGACGCGACGCCGATACCGGTCCAGGGTGTGCATCTCGGCAGGGACCAGTGCAACGGCCCCGGAGACGATGCCGCCGCCGAGCTGGTACTGGTAGTCGTCGATGGACTCGGACCGGAGGCCGTGCGTGTCCGTGCCCTCGATGACGCGTGCAACCATCTGGCAGACGACGGCGACGACGTCACCGGGGATCTCCTCGTAGCCGTGCGAGTAGGTGACGGTAACCCCGCCGACACGACGAGACCGCCGCGTGGGCCCGTTGGCCAGCCATGCAGGCGGGTTGAGTTCGACGACACCCATCCCAGTCCACCACCACGAGGAGGCCCCGATCACGCCGCTGCCGTCTGCCCTGGCAATCAGGGTGGGCTTGTCCGCGGGCCGCTGCGGGAGCACCACGCATCCGTTGTCCACCCTCAACGTGACGACGTCGTCCTCGACACGGGAGAAGTACTGCCTGGTGTAGCCACGGACGATAGCCGAGGCGTCCTCAAGCAGCGCGGTTGCCCTGTCGGCATCCACGGTATGCCCCAGGCGTGCTTCGAGCTGTTCGACCGTGGCCAGCACCTGGTCAGCCACTAGTCGCCCTTGGTCGTCTCAGGCGTCGGCTTGCCAGCCGTGACGCCGGCGATGGTGTAGTTCTCGTTCGGGGTTTCATCGACCTTATGGCCGAGGAATCCCTGCTCGGTGATCTTGTCCGTGGCGGACTGCACCTTCTCGGCGGCGGCCTCGGATGCCTTCACAGGATCATTCTTTGCGGTCATGACTGTTCCTTTCCTGCAGGTCATGGCGGGGCACCCCTGGATGCCCCGCCACAGGGTTGTTACCCGCGGCCCCGCTGGGAGACCGGAGTGAATGCGTTGGTCAGCCGGTCCGGCGTGACCGTGCCCGCGTTCGTTGCGGCCACCGAATAGGCGCCCGCTTCGGTGTCCGTCTCCGGCGACCAGCCGACGAGGCCCTGGGACTGCCCGTTCAGGCTGCCCAGGGTCGCCGCCGACGTCGCCGAGGTGGTGGCAGCGGCGGAGATCGTCGCGGAAGTCCCCGACGCCACCGCCGTGATCGTCGTGCCGGCGGGGATGCCGGCCCGGGTGATCGTCCTGCCGACGTCGGAGGCCACGAACGTCCCGGCAGCGCCGGTGATCGTGGTGTTGCTCGCGGTCGTCACCGTGACGGTGCGCCCCTCGGTAGTACGTCCCGTTGCCATACCGGATCTCCTAGAAGATCAGGGAAGCTGCCGGGTACCGGTTGGCCTCGGTCGGCTGGTCGTTGTTGAGGGTGTTGGCGACCTGCCAGCCGACGCGGAACGTGAGCCGCAGCGCGGTCATGTCCTGCTGGGCGAGGTTGTAGATGATCGCCCCGGTGTTGTCCTGAATGACCGCCTGGTCGAGGACCTTCAGGGTGATGTCCTGGCGGACGCCGACGACGAACTGGGACCAGTCGCCCACGAGGGCGCGGACGTTGGTTCCTGCGCCGCCTGCGGACGGCCACAGGCCGCGCATCGGGTAGGACACCGGCAGGCCGTCAATGCTCTTGAGGTCGGCGCCGACGCGGGTCGGGTCGATCTTCTGGCCGTTGGCGTCGCGGGCGCCGCGGAGCTTGCCCTTCAGGCCGATGCCGGCGATGATGCCGTTGGCTTCGAAGCCGTCCTCTTCGACCTTGCCGTAGGCCTTGTCGAGGTCGCCCAGGTACCCGCCCTGCGCCGCGGTGGAACCTTCGGTGACGGCGTTGCCGGCGGCCGCGATAGCCGGGACGATTGCCTGCGGGAAGGTGCCGGGCGCGTTGGTGCCGAAGACCACGGCGGAGTCGAGGGTCCGGCCGAAGGCCTCGATGAGGTACGGCATCGCCTCGTCCCAGACGTTCACGTCAACGTCAGCGAGGACGTTGTCGGGCACGGGGACGATTGTGGCGATTTCCTCGATGTTGAGGTACTTGTTCGTCCAGTTGATCTCGGTGGTCTGCTTCAGCCCGGTGTCACCGTTCACCCAGTAGGCGACGGGAAGCGCGGACAGGACCGGGAAGCGGACCTGGTTGCGGCCGACGGGGATCCGGCGGAACTGCTGCAGGACCGCCGACTGCTCGGTGGCCTTGCCCAGCATCTCCTTGGAGACTTCCTCCGGGATGAGCGCCTGGGCGTCAGTGCGGGAAGTCAGGTTGTTGTACGGAATGGGAATCACATCCTTTTTGCGGTAGATCCCCATTCCTGGGGACTACGGGGTTGGTTATCCGAGGCCGGCGGCCTTACGGATGAGGGAGTTCATGTCCTTGCCGCCCGGGGCGGTGGACCGGGCGCCGCCGTCGAAGTTGGGCGGCGGGGGTGTGAGACGTTCTGACAGCCGCTTGGCGCGGGCATCGATCTCTTCCGGGGTGCCCTCGCCGAGCAGGTCGAGGTCTTCTGCGGTCAGGTTCTTGTACTTGATCGCAGCTTCCGCCCGGGCCAGCTTGGCCGCCGTTTCACGAGCGGTATTTTCGGCCGTCTGACGCAGCGTCTGTTCGCGCTGCAGCTCGGTCTGCTGTGAGGCAGTGAGCTCGTCGAACTGGCTGGCCTTGTTCTTCAGGTCCGCGTAATCCGCGTACTTTGAACGTTCCCTGCCGAGGCGTTCGGAGATGATCCGGTTGAACTCTTCCTGGGTAGCGGGTGGGGTCCAGGTGTTGCCACCGTCGCCTCCGCCTCCATTCGAGCCGCCGTTATCTCCGCCGTTCGGTGTCCCATCAGACATGGGGTGTTCCTTTCTCTCCGTAAGCGCGTCCGCATATGAACCGGTCGTAACGCCGACCGTCGGCGACCCCCGCCAAACCGGCGGGGAAACTCAGTACCCGAGGATGTACTTCCTGAAGTCCCGCTCCACACGGGCAGCAATCTCAGGAGTCAACGGGCGTTTGGGGTTGAACGGGTTCACGCCCTTGCGGACCTGATCCCACCTGGCACGGGCATCGAACACGCGCAGCTCGGCGGCTGTCATGGTCGCGCGGGCCCCGGTCCGGACTCCTGTCCGGCGGGCCTCCAGGACAGCTTCCCTGGCGCCGACGCGGGTCCCTCCCCTGCCGAGCTGGCCGAACCCTTCCCGCTGTCCTCGGAGGGAGCCGAGCGGGTTCTGGCCGCCGGGCAGGATGTACCCGTTCGCCTCGAGCAAGCGAAGCGCTTCCTCGCGGCTCCCGGCTTGCTGGTAGATGCCCTCCGGGGTGAGCCGGCCCTTGCGCCCGAAGTTGCCGCGGCGTGTGGTGCCCTCCGTCGTGACCAGGCCGCCGGGCTTCATCCCTCGTCGCGAGTTCACGATTTGGAAGATGTCGCCGCCGTCGCGGATCGCTTGGGCGCCGGCCTTCGTGTACCGGCTGTTTTGCTCGGCCTCGGACAGGCTGTTGAAGTATTCGTAGGGGTCGTGGATGAGACCTTCGGACTTCGCCGAGTCGGCACCCTTGGCGGGGACGTGGACGCAGTCGCACAGCGGGTGCCGGTCGAAGCCGGCGTTCCACCGGTAGAACCGTCCGGCGAGGACGCTGCAGCGGGAGCATGACGGCGGGTTGAGCATGCGCACGTACCCGACGCCGGTCCTGCTGGCGATGTTCACGCCCGCAGCGGCCCTGCCAGCGTCGGCGACGGTGGCCCGGATGATGGTGTCCAGTGCCCCGCGGCCGGCGGCGAGCGCCGAGGTGACGCTGGCGCCGTCAGCCAGCTGCTGCTTTGCCGTGGTGAGCGGCGAGTAGAGCAGCGTGTTCAAGGGCCGGCCGTCGGCTGCTTGCCCGGCGAATGCCGCCGGGTTGAGGAACGCTTCCGGGGCGACATACTCGCCCTGGGCGGCCAGCGCGTCGGTGACGTAGCCGGCGCCGGCCACCGCCGCGCGTTCCTGCTGCGTGGTGACGATCCCGGCGAGGACGGCGAGGCCCTGCACCCAGGAACCGGACAGGTCGCCCGGGGTGATGTTCGCCCAGGCGCGGCGCCCGGCGACGACGGCGACGGTCTGTAACCGCTGCATGAGCCGGTAGTGGGCCGTCGCCGCCTCGGGGTACATCAGACCACCTGACTTTGATCCTGCTTGTTGAGGGCAACGAGGGTCTGGTCGACCCTGCGCTCAGCGTTCCACTTCTTCCAGCGGTCCCGTTCCTGCGGTGTCGCTCCCCAGCGCTCCCAAAGGGCTTCCTCGGGAACGTTCAGGGTCGCCATCTTCACCAGGGCGTCGACCAGCTCGCCCTCGGTACGGAACTGCGGGTCACGCCAGATGCACTCGATCGGCTGCGGAGCGAGGCCCGCGGCCTTCCGAACGATGGACATGGCATCCTTGATGCCCTCACCGACTGGCCGGTTACGCTGCCGTACCTTGGAAATCAGGCCGGATTCGGACGCTTTCAGGGTCTCGCCGTTGACGTTCGACATCTCGCCGAGCAGGTACTGCGCCGGTGTGCGCGACCGCGAGGCGATGTCCTTCACGTCCTCGCGTTTCGCGGCAGAGTACGGGTCCAACGGGGCTGCATCGAACTGCCCGAACCCGGCATCGACGGAGTCGGTCTTGATGATCCGGTCCCGGCCGATGTTGATCTCGGGGTTCGCGTTGCCGTCCTCGTCCTCTTCAGGCCAGCCCTTCGCCCATTTCTGCGGGAATGCCCCGTAATCCTGGGTCATGAGCCGGTCAGCGATGGTCTTATTGATGCGGTCCTGGATGTCGGTCAGGTCGTACAGCTCCGAAACGCCGCCGGTGAGAAGGCGGGGATTGTTCGGCAGCTCAACCAGGGAAACGCCCAACGGGTTTGGCGCAGGCCACGATTCGCCAAGCACCTCGCGCGGCCGCCAGCGCATCTGCTCCGGCGGGAGTTCCTTCTTGGACTCAGACTCGAACTTCACGATCCAGTCCGGCAAGTACAGGGTGGCCATGACCCGGCCGGTCCAGTCGTCCTGCCAAACTTTCAGGCCTGCGGCACGTTTATTCCGGCCCGTTCCGGGTACGTATTCGACGATGCACTGGGACGGGTGCTCGACCCACATGGATGGCGTCTCGGGATCGTCCGGGTTCGGGGCCACCAGCAGGTACGACTGGCCCGCAATCGCTGACTCCAGGATGCCCTGGTCGAGGTCCGAGTCCAGGTTATTCGCCTGGAAGATCCTCCACAGTTCCTTGTCGGCTCCCTGCTCTTCGCCGACCCGGAAACCTTCGAGCATTTGCCGCTCAACCTGGGCGTCGCAGACGAGGCCCATGTAGTTGGAGCGTGTCATCTTCAGGATGCGCCGGAAATCGTCCTGCGCCTGTGGTGCCAGCCACGGCAGCGGGTGCTCGCCGCGGTAGTAGGCGTCGAAGAACGCGGATTCCTTCTGCTGCTCGACGAGCTTCTTGTGCAGGCGGTGTACCCACCATTCGGGGGATTCGATCTGCAGAACAGGCATGCCGTCCCCTTACGCTGATGAGGCCCGGCCCTTGGCCCGGCGGAACTTGGATTCTTCTTTGGTGGCACGGACGACGCCGTCGAGGGCGGTCACGGCCGCTTGGAAACCGTCAATGCGTGCACTGGACTTCTTCCTGTCTGGCTTGACCGGGCGGATGTTGTCGAGGCCGTCGTTCTTGACTTCGACGACGGACGCCATCCACCGCATTGCAGGGTTGCCGTCGTGCGCCATGCCCTTGGACTTCCACAGCCGCTCCATTTCCTTGGCCGCCGGAGACAGCCCCAGGAACGTCTGCGCCACAGGTGCGATTTGCACGCCGCGCAGTTCCTCGTCGAGTTCCTGCACCAGCTGGCCGGCGAACATGCGGTCGTAGGAGACGCGCTGCATGTCGAAGTGGTGGCAGTCGCCGATTACAGCGGACTTGATCGCCGCGTAGTCGATGACGTCACCCTCGGTGGTTGAGACGTGGCCCTGGTCGATCCAGTCCTGCAGCGGGACCTGCAGCTGCTTTTGCAGTTCCTCGACCCGCTCCAGGGGAACCCAGAGCCGGGTGTAGAGGTTCAGGTGGAAACCGGGCCGGTTCGACTCGGCCCACACCGACCATGCGGTGAAGTCAGACACCGCGGAGAGGTCCAAGCCGCCCCAGGCCTTGCGGCCGCGCAGCTCGGCCCGCGGCGCAGCTCCCTTGACGTCATCCCACTTGTCCAGGTCAACCCAGCGGGCCTGGTTCCTCGAACGGAGGTTCAGGGACAGCTGCTTGAACGTGGGCAGGTAAGTCGGCGAGGACTGCGCCTTCAGGGATTCGCGGCGCATGTATGCCAGCGTCGGTGACTTCCCGAGGCCCGGGTTAGCTTTCCGCCAGGTCGACTCCGCGAACGGGTCGTCCGTGTCCTCGGCCGCCCAGATCACGCCGTAGTGGCCGGGGTCTTTGACGATCCCGTTGGCCACGTTCCGGGTGTACATGTGCTTCTCGTCGTAGATCGTGCCCTCTTCCGCCTCATCGGCGGTAGTGATGAACACAATCAGCGGCTGGTCGCGGGCGCCCGTACCGGTCTCGATCGCTTCGACCAGGGCACGGCGCAGGCGCAGCGTGTGGATCTCGTCAATCGTCGCGCCGGACACGTTCAAGCCGTGCGCGGTTTCAGCAACCCGGGACAGAACGCGCAGGATGCCGCCGGTCTTGGGGACACGGACGACTTCCTTCAGCGGTTCCACGCGCGACGCTGCGGACTTGGACGTCTGCAGCATCCGCTTCGCGTCCTCGAACACGCGGCCGGCCTGCGTGGTGGAACCGGCGGCGTTGTACACCTCGGCGCCCATCTCCCCATCAGCGAGGAGCAGCACACCGGAGATCCCGGACGCGAACGTAGACTTGCCGTTCTTACGCGGAATCTCGATCCAGACGGTACGGATGACCCGCACAATCGCGTCGATTTCGGCGTCGTGGTACACCCAGCCGAACACCGGGGCGAGGACCCACACCACCTGCCACGAGTCCAAGCCTTCGCCCAGGCGCATCGGCACGCCGGCCCATCGGCCCTTGGTGTGCTTGAACGCTCCCAACGCCTTCAGCGCTTTCCGGGCCCGGGCGACGTCGAACCATGCCCCCGGGTGCTCGGCCGCCTGGCAGGCCCGGACCAGCGGCGTCCGGTCGAGCGCCTCCATGATCTGGTCATGCGTGACGCCGAGCTCGATCAACGCCTCGTAAGGTGCCGGCAGCGCAGCGAAAGTGTCCCTAATCGAACGGGTCGTCTTCATCGTCGTCCTTCCGGGACGGGACACCCGTCCGGGCAGAAGGAGACAAGCCAAGCTCGCGGATGTAGGTCTTGAATTGGGTGCGGTAAGCCGCGGCCACAGTCGTCAAAGGGTTACGGCAGGGGCCGCGCTGCCCCTCGACGATGAGCCCTTCCTTGCTGATCTGCCGCTCACACCACTCAAGGCGGGCAATACAGATGCAGAGGTCCACGACGGTGAAGTAATCGGTGTTGCCCAGCCCGACGGAATGCTTGAGGACCGGAACGACGCGGGCCCATTCCTCTGCGGCCCGCTTCCGGCAGAACTTCGAGGCGTCCGCTGCGGTTTTCTTCCGCTCCCACCGGTCAAGGTCCCATTCGTAGGTAGCCAGGAGCTTCTGGAACTCTTCGAAGCCGCCGGCGTCCGTCGCGGCAGGCTTCGGCGGCTTCCGCCCGACCTGCCCGACGGGGAACTCGTCCGCCCACTTCGGTTCGTCGAAGTCGGCCGGCGGAACAACAACCTGCTCAGGGATCGGGCGCTTCCCGGGGTTGCCTTCGCGGACAACCTGGAGGGCGGGCCTCGCTGCCGGACCTGGCATCGGAACCTCCCTGATCAAAAAGCTCTATCCTGCGGCGGTGGGTAAAACCC